AGCAGATAGTCCGAGATTTGCCAAGCATCGCCCAATTGCAGATGTTTCGCAGTTTTCAAACCAAAAATCGCGATCAACACCGCGATCCTTGCGACTACCACGTGCGTAACCAATAGCGGAAGGCTTAACATCCACATAAGTCCGAAAGCATGTCGCTCTAAATACCACCACGCCCTTTTCCTCGTCATTACTTATTAACTCCGTTTCAATAGCACCATCGGGATAGGTTTCATAAAACTTGTGGATGCGTGTGTCTACATCCTCATAATCACTCAAATTGAACATCTAGCTGTTGTTTCCCTTCTCTGAAGTCCAGCTGCTCTTTGAAAGTCCATACTGAGCCATCTGCCCATAATTGGACTTCTTTAGCGCAAGTAAAGCAGTAATGCCTGTCAATGACTTTGCCGTGGACAAATGACGTAATCGACCAAACCGCCTGCGCTTGCCCTTTAACATTATTAACCCCATATCTGGCCTTGCAGTAGCAGCACCATTGGCCTCTCTTACTCGGCGTAATCTTTGCCATAATCAGCCCAGTCCGTTCCAATCGCCATTTCACCGGCAAGTGCGGCGTAGCTGACGAGATCAACAAAACTATCCCGCTTTGGAGTTTCAACGAGCCTTGAGATTTTGACCAGCGCCATGCAGATGCACACATCCAGCGGGTCAATTTCCCGCCCAAAATAGCTAGACCATAGCTCAGAGATTCGCTTGATGTTGATTGCCGGGTGTCCGTATTCAAGCCCTCTGTCACCGATTGTGTCAGCGGCTTCATCTAGTATTACCTTTGCTGAAAACGCCTTTTGCCCTGTTCCATCCATGCGCGTAGCCCTTTCGATAGTAGTTTTCTTTAACCTTCTGAATATAGCTGTAAAGCCCTGCAACTAACATGAGTAGGCCAAAGCAGACATAAACAATCTGCTCAGCTGTTAGGTTGTGTTTCATATTGCCCCTTTCGTTATTCCAAAAGGTACGGCATGTGACAGACAGGCTGTTAATTAGATATGGGCGTGTCGTATAACGTTTTGATAACGAGGCCGGGGCGGTTTGATCTAGCTAGGCTTTCAGGGACACGTTCCCCGGCTTACGCCTATTTTAGCCGTATCGCTTGCCTTCTACAATAAATGATCCATCGCGCTCTACGGGTATGGCTACTGGCTGCACACGCTTTTTGTCAATATAGATAATGCCAAAACCCTTTTGCCAATTCATCGTTCCACGGGTGTAATAAGCCTTTGAAATGTCCATTAGGTGTCCTACCTCAAACCCGGTGAGAACGCCCGTTAAAACGCCACCAGAGGCCGTAGAATAGGCACTCAGGCCTTGTCTATGGGTGTGGCCACAAACGACCGACTTACCATGCCTCTTAGCGGCTTCTAGGGCTGTTAAACCCCCATGTGGCTTCGTGGCTTGCTCGTCACCATGCACCATAACCCAGTTCTCGTGGAATTGGTAGGGCTTGCGGTGGAAAGTAATGCCTAAGGCATCAAAGGCCATAAAGTTTTCGTACTCTAGCTCTGGCAATCCAATCAAGCCAGGCAGTCTTTTGCTTAGTGAGTTGTAGAGTCTGTCTGTGTGGTTTGATCTGACAATGTGGGTAACGCCAAGTTCGAATAAAACCTGCTGAGCTGTGTCACGATCTCGACCAATGGTTCCAGACCACTCATCCCGACCGGATGACCAGCGGCTAATTGTTTGGAAGTCGATTTCATCGCCCACGCATAGAACGTCATCAGGCTTGTATTTGCGAATGAATTGGGAAATGTTTCTAACGGCTTTTGTGTCATGAAAGGGAACTTGTAAGTCAGATATAACGACTAGTCGCTTAATCTTCGTCATCCTCATCCTCGAAGGGCGATTGATCAGGATTAGTAATTGACCAATCGGGCAAGGCTGGTCGATGGAACGTGCTAGTCACGTAATCCATCCCTTGCTCATGTGTGAAGCCATGACGTAAAAGGGCTAGGTATGCTTCATGCACCTCGATAGCCCATACGTCAAGTGGAGTTAAAGGCTCGCGCTTATCTCGTTTAGCCTTAGCCGCTTTAGCGCGGCGTAGGTTAGCGAGTTCTCTTTTTGATAGTTTTCTTGCGCTCATTGGTTATATACTCCAGGAACATAGACTCAAGCTTTTCAATGCGTTGAACAATGTCTGATGCTTGTAGCATCGCTGGCACTTCATGGCGAATAATGTACCGCACGCCACCGATTAAAATGGCTGTAATGGAAAGACACGCCAATACAAAGGCTGCCCAATCTGTTGGGTTCATCGCCGCCCGAAAGCTGGATCGTTAGGATTTAACCAGCGGATTATTACAGGTGCAACGGCAGCAATGCCGCTCGCTAGAATTGCTTTGTGATCCCAACCCACCGCTAGGTAGGTCGCTAGGCACGCTGCTAGAAAGCTTCTTGCCCAGGATGCGGCGGCTCTTTTTAGGTTTTCCATTTATGGGTTCTCCAGTCAGTATCGGTATGCGGAACATACTGCGGTCGTTATCGCCCAATTTTGTAAAGCTAACATGGATATGCGTGGTGTGCGGGTTTATACCGGTATACGGCCTAAACTTATAGTTGCGTTTCCAGCTAGCGATTTTACCATTAAAGATTATGTAAGATATTCGCTTATCAGATCTGGCAAGTAATCGTAACTGATCCGCAAGATCGAAAGCTGCGGATTTGTCGGATGAGAGATTAGCGTCAATGTCGAGGGCACGTACAATGCCCTTAGCATCAGGGTTATGGTCAGATTTAGGAGAGTGCGCCTTGTGCCCGGGCGAGGCAACGCTGCCATCGCTACGTCTATCTCTATCGGGGAACGCATCGTCTATCTGCTCGCGAAGCTGTTGCCCGGCTTGACATAATTTCCAGCTCATACTTCTACGAGATTGTGCCGTTTTCCTCTGCATCTGGGTTTTCTAGCCAGCGCAGGTAGCGTTGATAATCTGAGTTGCCTTCATCTGCTGGAATCCAAGCCCCATCAGAGCGCAAAACATTGCCAGTCGTTTCATCTATTTCGTAACTATATTTCATATCTATAACTCCGCGCTTGCTGTCCAATTACAAGCATCATATTTTCCATAAGTGCTATTAATTCCTCTAATTACAAAACTGTCCGTCGCTATATCACCCGCGCTGGCACTTCCGCTAGTATCAGCCTGTGACCCGCCATAAACGCTTGCGTAATAATTAGTGGTCAATTTGTTTAATGTATTTGCCACTTTTGAATTGATTGTAATTGTTGGTGAAGTCCTCATTGTTACTGGCAAGACTACCTGACCGTAACTGCGGTAATTGCCGCCACCATCTGCGGTTTCATTGACAATAGCAATTAACTGACCTTTTGCATAATAACTTTCGGCAAGGGCTAACTCGCCTTGAAGTGTGCCCGTAGCAGTCTGAAAGGCGGTACTTACGTTTCCAGCCTCAACCTGAACGCCCCAAAAATCAATGGTCAAAGTTGAATTAGTAGGCATATTTAACACTAATCTTAAATTGGAGTTCGTTCCGATAGTTTTTCCTGAAATGGAAGCAAGTGTGAGTGTGTGACTAAAACGCTGCCAATCAGTCGTCACACTATGATTTTGGCTTCCAGATGCAACAGGAGATGACCCACCGCTACCAAACTCTTGTGAAAGTTGAGTGCTGACTGTTCTCGCGGTGTCTGCTTTTGCCCAAAATGAAATGGTGACTGTCTGTCCTGCAAAAGTTCTAACATCCTCAATGGCGTGGCGTAATTGCCTGACTGTATTGCCAGAACCCGCAACAGTTACGGCGTGACGTAAAAAATATGAACTCTCATATCCTGCTACTGGTGCGCTCCCAGGCGTGAAAGTTTCTCTGCTAACAGAGGACGAAATACCTGTTCCATTGTAAGCGATAAAAAATCTATCGGCTGTATATGCTCCATTTGCAGGGTCAGTAAAAGACGTTCCTCGCTGCCAAATGCCAAAATCACCATTTATGATTTTGTTTTTACCAGCCGCAAAATTACCCTGCCAGCGAAGGCCAGTACTAGCGGCAGAATCCGCGACAAGAGTGTCACCATTTGAGCCGACTGCTAAGCGAGCAGGTGTATCGGCTGCGGTTGCGGTGATGAGATCACCTTTAGCATCTACGATAGTGTTTTGGATAGCATTTGGATCATCTGAGCTAACCCAGTTAGACCCATCATAAACCTCGACAGCGTTAGTATCTTTAAGGTATGAAATCATACCCTCGGACACTACTCCGCTTAATGCTGTGGTACGTGCTGCCGCATCGGCAAACACCATCACAGTTTGTTCCATTAAATACGTGTTTACCTGAGCTGCGGTTAATACATCACCTGTATTAAAGAGCTTATATCCTGCACCTGCCATTGTTTCTCCTTAGTAGCTCAGCACGTCTTGGTCTAGTATACCTGAAATGCTCGAATCTAACACGAAGCCAGCCAATAAAGGCTCGCTCGTAAATAGTGTGGTTTCCCATGATGATTTAGTTATGTTGTGGTGTATGCCCTGAACAAGGCTAGGCTGTACCACGCTGCTAGATCCAGGCATAGTTTTGGTCACTTGTATGCCATCTAGTAGCTCAATGTCTACCCCTGCTAAAGGCTTATTAGGGTTAATATCATCGTAAAGGTTTAGTGAAATGCTATCGACTCGCACCTCAGGGTCTTTACGTGTAGCCAGGATGCCTTGAGCTTGATTTAACGCCTCAGCATCGGTTTGTACCAATATGCCTGAGCGTGTGCCTGAGTGTAGGAAATACTTATCAATAGACGGCTGGTCGAAAGCATTTTGGGCTACGCCGCCTAATCGCGTAACAGTTACATCATTTACTAGATTTGTATCGTCAAAAGCCACTACGGCGTTGGTATAACTAATATCTGTGCCGGTATCGCTGAATGAATAAACCGCGGTGGCTGGTATTGAAATAAGATTATTGCGGCTAACAAAATCTACCCTACCCTCAGCATCGACGAACAATCCACCGAACTCACTATCGGCTACTGTGTTTAAGGCATCCAGCGCGGTTCTAGAGCCACCTGGATCGGCTTGTAAGGTGGAATCCCCAGTATCTACATTACGTAGGCTTATAGGCCAATCTATGGCATCTAAAAGGGCATTTACGCGAGCCCCTGAGAGCTGTCCTGCCGGTGCGCCTGTAACTGTGCTAACAGATGAGCCGGCTAAAAGTTTGAAACCATCTACGCATCTGAGATTTACTGTGCTGAGATCCTCGTTACCTTGCCTAAAGCCTGTGTCGTAATTGGTGATAAAGCCGGAGAACAAAAAGTAATCGACACCTAGATAGGTAGCATAGATGATTATTTGTCTTAGAGGCACAAGGTTAGGGTAATAAGCCCCCGCCGGGTTCATTGGGTTCCAGTCACCATTTTGATCAAACAAAACAACGTCTGCCGTTCCAGCTTCAAACTTACTGGTTATGCGTGAACGACCCCTGCGAATACTTACTCTAGTTACTAGGTCTGTAATCTCGACAGGTAGCGTACCTGAGCCTAAGCGGTTAGTGCCTAAAATGCCTTCAGTCAAGCTATCCAAAATCAAAGGGTTAGTTTCAAAAGCGGTATTACTATCGAAATCGACAAAAACCCTGATTTGTGGTGCTGACATTACAGAGCCACCGCATTAAGGGTTATTGATTGTCCTCGCTTTTGAATCTCGTATAATCCTTCAGTAATAACCTGAATCAAATCATCATTAGACATAACGTTACCTGCCACGTTTACAGTAACGTTGGCGGCATTAAATCCACCCGGCCCAAAAGTGCCAATGGTTTCAAATATATCTGCGATGCGCTGTCTAGCCGCAGCCTCGTTAGGCGTATCATCCGCACGACCGGACATGACCATACCGCTACCAGCAATGATGTTAGCCCCGCCTACCTGGAAAGTATCAAAAGGATTAACGTTATTGCCATTAGGCATGGTAATTGTAACCCCGCTTGGATCCGTAACAATTACAGGGTTGGGAACATTATTAGGGTTAGTGTTTGGGTTAGTGTTTGGGTTAGTATTGGCGTTGCCATTAGGGTTAGTGTTGCCGTTACCAAAACCATTAATAGCACCCTTAATTTGATTGATTTTGCCTAGCAAGCGGTCTAAGATGCTATCCCAATCCTCAAAAGGATTTTTAGCCTTAGGAATTGTGGCTATGCCTGTATTGAGCAGGAAAAGCTTAGTTTGAGCATTAATAATCTTAGCAATTACCTCTGTGGCTGTATCGCCTGTTTTTAGCGTAATGCCTAGATTTTCTAATGCTGGCTTTTGCAGCATTAATACGGCTTGAGTTAGCTTGTCAGCAGCTTCAGCATTATCGCTGTAAATGGCAAGCAACGCGGTTAAACGTAACCGGTTTTCCTCAGTAACGCGAGCCTGTAATGCTGCCACAATCTGGATTGCTTCCATATCAAAGACTGTGCCAGCTCGCTTAAGTTGTTGCTCTTTCTTTAACTCAGCGGCTCGTTTCTTACGCTCAGCGGCTTCCAATGCTGCAAGTTTCTTACGCTCAGCCAATTCCTTAGCGCGTATAGCAGCCTCTTTACGTCTTTCAACGGCTGCCTTAGCTAACTCAAACTGACTAGGTGTTACAGCACCACCACGCGGTACGGCTGGTAGATTTTTACCTAGTAACTTTTCTACGCCTGTGCGCACAAAGCGCAGGGTGATTAAATCGTAAGCATCTTTTAGCGTGTTTACTGCACCAGCAGCATAACCAAAAGCATTGCCAATGTCTGTGCCAGCATCTACTAGATTTTGCAATCCTTTATCGTAGTCACCTGATCCAAGTTGCTCAATGGCTTTGATTAAGCCTTTGCCAACCTCTTTCTGTGCATCGCCAAAAGCTTTTTCCAGTTGGCCTATCTTAAATGCGTAGGTGTCAGTAGAGGCTGCCGCGCTACCTGAAAACCTTGCGCTAAGTAATTCTATTGTTCCTTCAAAACCTTTAGCTTTTAACTCAGCTGCGGTGTAGCCACGTGAAAGTTTAGACAGGGCAGTAAAATTGCCATTGTAGGCTCGTGTGATTGCCGTGGTAACTTGACCAACGTCTGCGCCTGTTTCAGCTGCTATATCTAAAGCAGTACCAAGTAATGCCATAGATTTTTTGGCACTCATGGTTGTTGAAATTAGCTGGACAATAGCCGGTCTTAATTCCTCTTTTGTTACTAGCGTGGCTTTCTCAGTAGCCTCTAAATAACGTTCAATTTGCGGAACGCTGTATGCAAAACCTAAATTAGCTAAGGAATTAGTTAATTGCTTTACAGCCTTTTCCTCAGCGGCAAAAGCGATGGCACCTTGCTTAGCAAAATTGATAATTGCTCGACCCGATAGGGCTACACCGACTGCTGCGCCTAATCTATTAAAGCTTTTAGTTAAACTCTTAGTAGCTCTTTCAGCCTTATCAAATCCGGCTTTCTTAAGCTCGGCAGCAATAATTACTTTAATATCAGCTTCATTAAGTGCCATTATGCAGCCGTCTTTCTGCTATTGCGGATTTGTGTGTAAAGGTTTTGCTTAGCCTTTTCTATGGCCGCTAGGGTCGCATTTACAGCCCTGCCTTGATTGCGCCAATAGGCCGCATACAATAAGCGACCAGTAGAGTTACGACCGCGCCCGGAGTAATCTTTTAATGCGCCAACGCCGTTCATTGCACTATTAAATCTTTGCCCTGCATATTTGTTATTCGACTCGCTTTCTGGATCTCCGTTAGGATTTAAGCGACCGGCTGTTTCGATAATTGCACCTACACGTGATTTGTTAAACAGAGTAAATAAAGACACAAACCCTGTGCCTTGCATACGTGATGTGCCTATTGAGTATGTAAGACCTTTGCGTATAACTCTTGCATCGTATGAAGGAAATGCCTGTGTGCGGCCTGTACGTGACTTGCGTTCATAGCCAGGGTTATTCCAGTTATATAGGCCACCTGGTGCGGTTGCTGGAACGTGATTGCGAGCATCCTGAACAATAGGCTTTAAAGCCTCGCGTACTTCCTTATCTAATTCTTTTTTAATGTCAGGCGCAAGCTTCGACAGGGCTTTTCTAAGCCCTACGACTCCCTCTACTACGACTGGCATTTTTCCTGTCCTCTGCCTGTTTCCTAAGTACCGCGTATATTGCTTTTAACAAATCGCGATCCATATTAATGAACTCGCTAGGCGCGATGCCCAGATGTACCGACAGCTCAGCTATCTGGTAAGTCCAGGCATCACGCGTTAGCCATTTGGGTAATCATCCCCTAGAACCTCAACAGCCTTTAAGGTTTCTAGGAACTTATCGCCGAAAGGATAAACCTCAGGCGCACCTGCTCTACGCAAGCACTCCCAGGCAAGCCAATAAATGTCCGACTGCTTTTGATCCTCTTGAAAGGCTTTATAGAAACCTTTCTTAGCGTGCATCTCGAACGCGTACTCGATCGCCGGAGTAATGTCATGAACACTCTCTGTGCCATCTGCCCTAGTAACTTTAAGTCTTGCCATGTTTTGCCCCTTTTATTTAATTAGAACGTGCCGGTGTCGGCTACTGTTACTGCTGAGTTTACTGTAAAAGTAATATCCATTGTAGCCATATCGCCTACTGCACCATTGATAGGTGTTAGGTTGTTTACAAGAATATCAAAGCTGTAAAGCTTGTTGGTTGCTGCTACTGCTGCTACCTTGTCCTGAAGCATCTTAACTGCGACAGTTGTACCAAAGGCATCTGACAAAGTATCTAGTACTGAGGCAGCTGCCTGGTCGTTTAGGAAAGATACAGTCAGGGTTGCTGACTCTAGACCCTTCACAAACTTATGAGCGGTATCGCCCATTGCGGTTACTTCAAGCTCATCAAAAGCCTGATTTAGGGTTACGCTGGTTACGTGGTCGCTAAGATCGACAGTTGCAATCTTGAGCCCGACCTTGTTATTCAGAGTAATCGCCATGATTATTCCTCGTCTTTCTTAGCGGTTGGTTTTGGTTTCTCAACGATTGGCTTAACCTGACCGATTTTGATCAGAAACGCCTCACGCTCTTTGTCATTATCAGCCATTATTAACTCCAATCGGATAGAACGCTGATGGATACTTCACCGGATAGCAAATCGCCCGCTATGCCGGTCAAGACTGCTGGCGCACTAAATGTGCCTATTGAATAAGCGATGCTCGAAGCCTCTAGCTTATTTACTATGTTCAGGTAGTAATCCTCAATGTTTATCAAGTTACCCTGATTATCAAACATAGGTGCTAATACTACCAACTTAAAGTTTACTTTTGGCTTAACTGTTTTGTAATGGTCGTTAGAAGGCTCAATGTATGGATCGCCAGGCTGCACTACGATTGAGTTAGCTAGGGGAGTGGCAGGTGGAAAAGAGAACACCTGCCACGCCGCATTATCAGCTAGCGCAGTCGCGATGGTTCCACGTAGGGTAGAGATAGCAGACATTACCCGACTTGACCGCCCGGTGCTAGGTGATCCGCAAGCAACCCACGCACACGTGCCATAAGGGTATTACCCATACGATACGGCGAAGGTTGAAAGTCAGGTGAAATGCCGCCCGCGTTTGAAGCTTGGCGAGCTTGCCATATATCTACTGCAATCATTAGGGAAGCCTGATTAACTTCAGGCAAGGTTTCATAATCAACAGCTTGTGTGCCATAAACTCGACCCCACGGCGCAATAGTGTGATACTCGCGTGTGGTTATTTGTGCATTAACAAACTCTAGCCAGATGCCATTAGCTTTAGTAATGGTGTGCGTGCCGTTAAAGTGCTGGCGCACGTTTTCGACTGTAATAGTATCGCCGACTACAAATTGGTCAGCGTTTTCATAAATATAAATGCGGCCTGTTGTGCCGGTAGCCTCAATCGCGTAAACAGATTGGGTGTTAAACCATAACTTACTTTTGACTATGTTCTCAGCGGCCTGACAGACTTCCTCAACTACCGCCGAGCTGTATAAAGCCCCAATGCCAAGCGCAGAACGTAGCTCTGCTTCTGTAACGTATGTTGCTGGCATTTTTTCCTCTCTTTATGTTAGCCCCGGCGCAAGGGCTGTGCGCCGGGGTAACTCTACTACTAGGCTAATTAGGCCTTGTTGAACTTAAATGCGCCTGCCGCCGTCTTTGTGGCAATCGCATAGTAGCCGTACATGCCGATTTCAACTTTTCCAGTCCCAACCTTCTCAGCGCGTAGCTGTAAGCGTGGTGACTCGTACCAAGTGTAAGAATCGCGGTTTAGAATGATGATTGTTCCATCTCCATCGCCGGATAGGTTGTAATCAACGTATAGAGGCAAGCCGAGAACTGTTCCGCGGATTGCGTTTACCTGTACGTCACCAGCTGCGTTTTGTGGTGCAGCTGCATTAAAGATTGGTCGCTTCTGTGAATCTACAAGACCGACAATGTTAGTCCATTGTGTTGGTGAGCAGACGATACCGGTAGCGAACTTGAAAGTGTTTGTGTAGATTGACTCGCCACCGCGTGCTACGAACTCTGCAAGTGTTTCGCCATCAAAAGGAACAGCTGTGGTTGTTGCATCAAGTGTTCCATCGGTTAGGATCTTATCAACCAATGCGTAGTCGGTGTGCTTAGCGTAAGCATCGCCCATGAGTGCTAACAACTCGGTTAGGAACGCAGGGCTTGTGCGATCTAAGACCTCTACAGAAAATTGCTGCATGCCCGCAGCTTTTTTAACATCAACATCGATGTACTCAATTTCCAACTGTGTATCAGAAAACGCGCCGCCTTCAGCTACTGTTGCAACTGTTGGTGCGGTCTTAACACGTGGAATCTGAAACTTCATACCTGCATCTGGCAATACGCCTGCGGATACAGCTTCGATTGTTGGGCGAACGCCGGTGGTCTTAGGGTTGATAACTTCTGTTAGCTGACGTGTTGGCACAAGACCTGGAACGTCATTTACTGTATCTGTGTCAGATGCAGCTGCAATCCATTGACGAGCTTCCTCGTCACCGAATACTGAAGCTTTAATTGTGTTTTCTAGCATTGTTAGCGGAGTTACGTTGATACGTGGCTTCGCGTAAATTGGTGCTGCAACTGTTGGGCGAGCAGCCTCTACCGCAGGGGCTTCGACCTTAGGCTCAACAGATGCGGTGTCTGGAGTATTCTCCACGACTGCCTCGCTTTCGTTTGTTGGGTTTTCTACTACTTCATCCTCTGAAGCAGCTACGCTCAATACCTCAGCACTCTTAAATGCTGCGGCTTGAACAAGACTTGTTTCGTACAACTTAGATGCTAAAACTTTGATAACGCCACCTTCGCGCTTGCTATCAATTACTTCTACGCCTACTGATAAGCCAGAACGCAATTGCTCAGATGCTTCGATTAGCGCATCGTTTCCGCGGGTGGTGTTTGATACTTTAAAGGTTGCGTAAATGCCTTCATCGGTTTCCTCGTATGAAACCATACGGCCAAGTGGCTTTTTTGCATCATGCTCAAGCAATAATTTTGGCTTAGGGCTTTCAGGGATCTCAATAGATCCTTTTGTGAATACTACTTTACCGGCTGATGTGTATCCGACTTCATTACCAAAAGGAACAATCTTGCCGGTGATTGTGCGTTCCTCTGCGTTGCAGGTAATATCGTTAGAGAACGTTAGGCGCATCTGCGTTTCCATTCGGTGATAGGTTTTCCATTTCCATAGCTTGCTCAACAGTAATCAAACCTAGAGTAAGCATCTTTTCAATGACGGCAAGGCGTTCCAAAGCATTTACGGCTAAGAAAGCATCCTCGACATCAAACTTAACAATATTGCCTCGCGCAGTAATATCATCCATAGATAATCTGTCTTGGATTGCGTGGACGTACGGCGCGAGGGAAAGCGATACAAATTGACGGCGTTCATCTTGAACATTGGCATAAGTCATGCTGTTGTTCATATCTGCGCTGATGTAATACGCTGGCACGTTCATCATGCGTGCGATTTGTGTAGCTGTTGATTGAACAGCATCAACAAACATCATATCGCGTGGACTAAACGCAGTTGGTTGATAATCTAAAGTGCTAGTGAGATATGCAGTAGATCTGCGCTCACGTGCTGATTTCCATGCAGCGAGGATTGATTGAACTTCCTCTTGTGATAAGTCTGCACCTGTGTTTTTCAAAACACCTGAAGGCATTGGTGTAGCAGATGCGACACGCATAGCGGTTTCTAAATCGATTGCGCTGCGTAGAGTACGTGCGCCACGTTGTAACACACCTTCATCTAGGCCCTGGAACGTTACAAGTGATCCTAAACCTGACATTGGCGCAGGTGTTCCATCGACTGTGTACTGTGTAATGTAATTTGTGTATGAGTCGGTCGTAAATGAAACACGACCCGGCGCAACCCACTCAAAACGAGCAGGGCGGCCATCGTCAAAATAAACTTCAGTAACGCGCCAATATGCAACGCCGTAGAACAATAAGCTGTCTACTGTCCATGCAATAGTAGTGCTTAGCGGTTGATGAATTGAAGGCTGCTCTAGCCATAATGGCTTGCCTAGTTTTTCGCCAGTTGATTTTTTGTAAAGCTCTAACGGAAAGCTTGCAATAGTGCCAGCGATTAAGTTACGGCATCTAGCCACAGCGGGAACAGTCATAGCTTCCTCGCGTGCTAAAGCTGTTAGGGCTGTTGGTAAATAATAATTGAAAGCATCGGTCATTAGTTGAGGCGCGGCCTGCGCTTCAATCTTTACCGGTTTTTTACGATCGAAAAGACCCATCGGTAAATGTTACCACACAAAACGGACATTTAGGACATAATTTGCGGTTTTGATTGCGGTTTTAATAGTTGGTGAACAATCATAGCAAGGCTGATAGCCGCGGAGACATCGCCGGCAGATTTGCGCCTTACTATGCGCCATCCTGCATCGGTTTCCTTAGCGGCGCAGTTGTTCATTGAGTTTACGAGGCTATCCTGCCCTGAGTGAACCAATCTCTCGTTTACTATGGCATCTAATAGATCAGAACATGCCTGATAGAACACCTGGCCACTCATATCTTGTATTTTGTAACCAGTCTGCGCTAAACGCTCAGCCACGCTCATGCTTGTGTATTTATCAAAGCAGATTAAACGCGGCTTATATTGCTTAGCCCATTCTGCGACCTCTACGGCCATTTTTAGCTCATCTATGGCTACCTGTGACTCAAACTGTGCCACAACGCCCACGCCAACCTTGCCATCATCCATTAATTGACCTGCAACCAGCGAAGCTTGCTTTTTAGTCACAGATATATCCATGCCAAAGATTGTTAGCCGGCCTGGCTCTAGTTTTAGATCCTGCACAGTCAAATCCTCAAATGCCCGGTATGGCCACGGCGATTTAAGCGCGCTAACCCATTGACAAAGGGTTTCTGTGCGACTAGCTTCAGCGGTTGCGGTCGAAATGGATTCCTCAATAGTTTCCTCATCAACTAAATAACCTAGAGCTGGATTAGCTTGATACCAAGCTTCCTTATCCGTTATTTTGCAAAAGTCATCGGCCGAATACTCCCAAAACCCTAAGCTCTTAGGTGGATAGCTTAATGCGCGCTCTCTAAGGCTATTTAGAACTGTGCTGAAGGCATCACCGGCGTTAGAAGTTAAAAGGATTTGGCTATTAGGCCTAGCGCGTGTAATCGGCTTAGCCGCTGTCCAGGCTTCATCGCTAATTTCACGTAACTCATCCACAAATAACAGATCCGCGGTCTTACCACGGCTTCCATCTCTAGTGGCCGCGACTATCTCGTATCTCGCTCCCGATAAAAGCTCAATCGATTCCTGACCATTGGCCACGCGGATCTGTCGTACTTGGGCTGCAAGTAGTGGGTTATCCTCAATCACCTTACATACCTTGCGAAAGGTATCTAATGCCATCCCCCGATTTGAGGACATAGCCACGATACTACGTTCATTGAAAAGAAACAACCCGGCAAGGATGCGTACCCTTGCTAAGTGTGTTTTGCCGTTTTGTCGTGCAATTAGTAGCAGATTTGTCTTGCGGATCCATTTATCCTGTTTATCTACCTTGAGCATGTCATCTAGCACATGCTCTTGCCACGGCAGTAGCTTCATTGGCTCGTTGTTCTCATCCTTGAGCTTAGATAGCCAGTCTTTGACTTCAGGCAGTCTGCTCTTGCCCCTAATAGGCGCATTTTGTAGGCGTGGCTTTGTAGAGCCTTTACGAGTGGCCATTATCAATTAGCCCCCGACTGACTCGGATTAGTAAATGGACTATCCGCATCAATCCGGACTGAAGTATGTCCGTTTTGCCCTGATTTGTCCGGACTTGTCCGAATCGGGGAGATTTGGAACGA